GTTAATGGTCAGAAGAACAAAGGAGACACCGATGCAGGCTCAGAACCTGATCAAATCTTGGGCGAAGGAGAACGGCCGGAAATACGGCTGGCTCGCCGAACAAGTTCCCGTCAATCCCAAAACCGTATCAAGCTGGATAAACGGTCACCACATCCCCAGCGCACCCTGCCGCGCCAGGCTGTCGGACATCATCGGCGCCGACCTGCGCGATGCCAGCATGTGGGTGGCAGCATGAAGCGGTCGGAGATTCTCGACACTGCCAAGCAGTATGTCATGGTAGACAGAGCGGCGACCCACGGCGATGCGGAGTCCAATTTCGGACTGATTGCGGGCCACTGGACGTGGTGGCTGCAAGACAAGCTGCGACCCGGGATGATGCTTACCGAATATGACGTTGCCAACATGATGGTCGGCTTCAAGCAGTCCCGCATGAAAAGTAACCCGACACATATTGACTCAGCTCAAGATTTGTGTGGTTATGCTGCCATCGCCGGAGAAATAGGAGCAACGGATGCCGAGGACAAAATGGGTTAATCCAGCAGCGACCAAGGAATATTATGCGTGGAGAGGGATGAGGCACAGATGCACGAACCCTCGAAACGCGTCTTGGCACAATTACGGAGGGCGCGGGATCAATGTCTGTGACAGGTGGGTCAATGACTATGATGCGTTTTTTCAGGACATGGGCCCGTGCCCGGACGGTATGACCTTGGACCGGATAGACTCAGCAAAAGGATACTCTCCGGAAAACTGTAGGTGGGCAGATTGGTTTACCCAAGCCAACAACAAGCGGAACAATGTAAAAATAGAATACGAAGGAGAAGTCAAAACCGTGGCGCAATGGGCGAAAGTGTTCGGCTTGCGCACTGACACATTGTTCAAACGGCTGCAAAGAATGTCGCCAGAAAAAGCGTTCACGTCTGAAAATTTGGTGGAAAAGAACACCAGCCCCCTCATTCACGGCACGCGCGTTGGGTATGAAAAATATTCATGCAGATGCGACTTGTGCCGAGGATCTAATGCAAAAAGGCATCGAGAGTATATGGCGAGTCGCGCAGAAAGTCAGGCAAAAAGTGGCTAAATTCATGGGCATAGATCCCGGTCGGCAGGGTGCCATCGCCGTGATCGACGGTGACGAAATGTCGGTAGCCGTCCACGACATGCCGGCAACCCTTGAGGGCAAGCGGGCCGTCCTGTCCGAGATCGGCAGCGTGCGGTTCTGCTGGATCGAAAAGCCGTTCTACCCGCGCATGATCGGGGTCAAGAACGTGGCCACCATCGCCCAGGCTTACGGCGAAATGCGGTCATGCCTGTATCACGCCGGCGTGCCGACGATGGAGGTATCGCCGGCCGATTGGAAGAAACACTTCGGCCTGAACAGCGACAAGGACGCATCGCGCGCATACGCCACCGGGGTGTTCCCCGATCAGGCTCACCTGTGGGCGCGCAAGAAAGACGACGGTCGGGCCGAGGCGGCTCTGATCGCATTCTATGGATGGAGGAAGAAATGAACCTCGGACAACTCTCTGAAGTCATCAACGGCCTGATCAAGGTCCACGGTGAAACGCTGGACGCGCGCTTTCTGTACCAGTTCGCCAGCGGCCGCACCAAAAGCGACCACATCATCAGCTACGAAGTGAACCCGCCGAAGAGCGACATATTGAAAGGCTGGGTTCTTTTCCGCGTCGGCTACACAAGAGGGAACGAAGAATGATCCTGCACATGACCAGTAACGATTATCATCGTCACCCCAGCATCAGTTCCAGCGACGTGAAGGCCGTGGCCACCCGTTCGCTGGCCCACTGGAAATATAAAACTTATCGAGCATCCCCGGCTTTCGCCCTGGGCAGCGCCGTGCATGCGCTGGTCTTGGAACCGCAGAAGAACCTCGTTGTCCGCGGCCCGGAAGATCGCCGGGGTGCGAAGTGGAAGGACGCATCGCTGGCCGCCGACCTCGACGGCAAGATCCTCCTGACGGAAGGCGACTACGATTTGGCCGCCGAGATAGCCAACGCCGTGCTGGCACACCCGGCTGTCAGCAGCTTCCTGGCAGACAGCGAGTTCGTCGCCGAGGCATCATTCTTCGCCCCCGACGCAGAAACGGGCGCGCACATCAAATGCCGCCCGGACGGCTACATCCCGCACGCCGGTGTCGTGTTCGACATCAAGACCACCCGGGACGCCAGCCCCGACGGCTTCCCGAAAGAACTGCGCAACTACGGCTACGATCTGCAGGCGGCTTTCTACCTGCGCACCCTGCGCGAGGCCGGCTTTCTGGCGAAGAAATTTATCTTCGTGGCCGTCGAGAAAGAACCGCCCTACGCCGTCGGCCTGCACGTCATGACCGACCGCTACCTCGACCACGCCAACGAGCGCGTGACCCGGACGCTGGAAAAAATAAACGCGGCCGTGACAGCCGGTGACTATACAACCGGATGGCCGATGATTAACGATATCGATCTGCCGCGGTGGCAGGTAGACCCTGAAGCCGACGTGTTTGATGAAACCGTCGACTTTTGAAACCCCCAGAGAGAGGACTAGACCATGGCTAACAATGATGACTTCCTGAAGGTGCTCGCACGCGACGTGACCCTGCAGTACCCGAAGCTGAACTCGACCTATCGCTTCAACACCTCGCAGCAACGCTCCGAGCCTTGCGCGCCGGCGGCCAGCAACGCCGCCTGGTCGGTCGCCTTCGATATGCCCAAGGATCAAGCCAAGGGCCTGTACGACCAACTGCGGGGCCACTACGAGGCTTGCAAGGCCCGCAATCCCAAGATGCCCGCGTTCAAGACGATCTTCGGCATGAAAAAGCTGAAGGATGCCAACGGCGCGGAAACGGGCATCGTCCAGTTTTCCGCCAAGCGCAACGGCATGAAGAAGGACGGCACGCCCAACAAGGCGCCGACCGTCATCGACGGGCAAAAGCAGCCGGTCGCCGATCTGGCCTTCTGGGGCGGATCTACCGGCACCGTGCGCGCCTGGGCCGTCGCCGTCGTGGATCCTGATGGCAACGGCGGCATCTCGCTTTTGCTTGACGCCGTGCAGGTCATTGACGCCAAGTACGGCGACGGTGGCATGGACGACTTCGACAGCGTGGCCCCGGTCGCGCCGAAGGATGATCCGTTCGGTGATACCGGCCAGCCGGCGGCGAAGGTCGCCTCCAAGGTTGCCGTGGACTTGGGGGACGAGATTCCCTGGTAGTATAAAAAGGAACCCCCGGAAGCGACCAACTTCCGGGGGTTTAGTTCGAGAGCGACCAGAGGGGAGGAACCTCATGAACCGGCGGCATGACCTCGCCAGAACACGGAGTAACTATAATGCACGGACAGATATCTGGCAAGGACCGCGTTCATGAGTGACGTGAAGTTCCTGACAGCACCCGGCAGCCTCTTTACCCTCATCAGCAAGCCCGGCACGACATACCCCGGCATCACCTGGCGCGAGATCCTCGACCTCGTCCGCGAGCCCCAGGCCAAGGAAAAGGCCGAGGCCGATTTCTTCATACCATCGACATACCGCGCCCACGACGGCCGCGCCCACGACGCACAGCGCGAACGTGGAGTGTTCCGTATGCTGGTCATCGACATTGACCGCGGCAACCCGTCCCTGGACCGCGTGCGCGAGGGCATCACGGATATCCTCGGCGATGTCGGCTGCGTGATCTATTCCTCGTCCGGTGCCAGCGCGGAGAACCGCAAGTGGCGCGTCCTAATGCCGATCATCGGCACCATCAGCGGCGAGCAATACGAGGCCGCACAGTCGGCGTTCTTCGAATTGCTCCATCTCAACGGCATCCACCCGGATGGTGCGCTGGCACGCTGCGGGCAGCCCATCTACCTGCCCAACGTGCCCATCGCACGCCGCAACGCTGACCTGACGCCCGCCTTCTACCAGCACAGCATCACACGCGGTGCCAGCGTGGTTCTGGACGACGCCAGCCCGATCGTCCAAGAAGTCAACCGCCGGTCCGAGCAGCACCGCCTGGCCGCCGAGGCCGCGGACGCCAGCAGGCGGGCCCGGGACGCCGAGCGGGCCGAGCGGCGCACCAAGTCCCCCGACGACGTGAACCCCGTGGACGCGTTCAACCTGGCCTACAGCATCGAGGACATGCTCGACCGCTACCAATACGAACGCCAGGGATCATCCGCGCACTACCGGTCCCGCTACCAAACCAGCCCGTCCTACGCCACGCAGAACTTCGGCACGCATTGGGTATCCCTGTCAGGATCCGACGCATCCGCCGGCATCGGCCGCAACAAGAACATCAGCGGCAACGCATACTGCTGGGGTGACGCTTTTGATTTTTTCGTTCACTACGAACATAGCGGAGACTTCACCGCGGCCGTGCGGGCCTACGGGGCCGAGATTAGCGCGCCGAAGCCCAGCATCCCCGACGATGGGCTGGCCGACTTCGACTACGTCGCGCCCCAAGCTGCCCACGACGACGGGAGCATCGAAATACCGGACAGCCCCACGGACGCCCCAGAGGCCGCGCAGGACTGGCCGACGCTTTACGATATGTTTGACGAGGCCAGCATCGAGCCGCGCCGGTGGATCTACGGCCACCATTACCTGCGGTCCTTCGTCAGCGTGCTGGCCTCGGCCGGCGGGGTCGGCAAGACATCCCTGCAGATCGTGGAAGCCCTGGCCATCGTCACCGGCAAGCCCCTGCTGGGCGAGGAAGTGAAGGAACGCACCAACGTGTGGATCGTCAACCTGGAAGACCCGATCGAGGAACTCCAGCGCCGCATCCTGGCCGCCATGAAGCACTACGGCATCCAGGCCGACGACGTGCGCGGGCGCCTGTTCGTCAACGCCGGCCGGGACTTTAGCCTGAAATTCGGCACGCAAACCCGCGAGGGTGTCGTCCCGAACACGGCCCTCGTCGAACACCTGCTGAAGAAGATCCCGGACAAAGGCATCGGGGTCGTGTTCATCGATCCGTTCGTCGGCGCCCACAACATCAACGAGAACGACAACATGGCCGTGAACGCCATCGTGGCCGAGATCCGCAAGGTGGCCGACGTGACGCAATGCTCGATCGGCCTCGTCCACCACATCCGCAAAGGCAACGGCGAAGACGCCAACATCGACAGCGTGCGCGGTGCCGGCTCCCTGATCGGTGCCGCACGGGCTGCCAGGGTGGTCAACCGCATGCCACTGGATGAGGCGTCAAGGCTGGGCATAGACGAGGCCGAGGCGCGCAGCATCTTCCGCGTGGACGACGGAAAGGCGAACCTGGCACCGCCGGCCGACAAGGCGCTATATCGCAAAATGGTGGGCGTTAAAATCGACAACGGGGAATGGATCGGGGTCTGCGTTCCTTTTAAGCTGCCCGACGTATTTGACGGTGTCAGCGCCAAAGACGCTAAAAAGGCGCAGCAGATTGTTGCCGACGCTCACAGCAATGGAGAGCCGCTGCGCGAGAGTTCTCAGGCGTCAAACTGGGTCGGCATCCCGATCGCCGATATGCTTGGCGTGGACATCACCGAGAAGGCCGGCAAGGTAAGGGTCGGCATGATCATCAAAACATGGATGCGGACAAACGTGCTGGCCACCGAGAAGGTGTTCGACGCGAAGAAGGGTCGCGAACTCCCGGTCGTGATCGTCGGCGAGTGGATCAACAGCGATGAAATTTGATGCCGCGTCGATGATTCCCCACCTTGAAAACTCAGGTGGGGAAAGGTGGGGAAGGTGGGGAAAAACCAGTTTCCCACTACCCACTCCCCCCTTTAGGGGGGGGTGGTGGTGGGGTGGTAACTTGACTGACGAGTGAGGTGGGGAAAAGGTGGGGAAAAAATGACCAGAGAGAGGACAAGCACGATGGCACAGAAACCAACCCGGCAGCGCAAGGATGACCGCCTGCTGCACCCGGCGGCAACGGCAGAGCAGATCCGCTGTGACGCGGCCCTGGGGCCTTTCGACACGGCCGTCCGCGCCATGGACCGCAAGTGGGGCGTTGACCGCCTGATGGAGATCGTCTCGCCCGAAAGCGCGGACAAGTGGGCCCGCGCAATGGCAGGGCTAAATGAATCAATTCAAAACGACGACCCGGATAAAACCAAAGCATGGGTTGATGTCTGCCTGCGCGGCCTGAAAGCAATGGATGACGAAGCCGTTAAAAGCGGGCAGCCAATATCAGACCCGATGATCTGGGAATATCAATACGAAGGCACGACCTACGGTATTATCGAGGACGGGCGTCACTGGCCGGCTGCATACGACAAGCGGCCGGGTCTGGTGATCTTCAACATGCGCGAGGTGGCGGTCGCCCTGCACGAGAGACGCAACGGGCTGGTGGACGCTGTCAAGCTGGCCTTCCCGGGCGCAGAGGTGACGGCGGTGCGCAAGGTGAAGCAGGACATGGACGACGCGATCGATTTCCTGTAAGGTGCAAACTCAATCCACCGGCCGCATGGTCGAGATGAGAGGCAAGATGAATCCATTTCCCGCGTATAAAACTGTTTCTGTCGGAAAATTGGTTCCTTACGCAAGAAACAGCCGCA